CCAATACCTGTAACAGCAACACTAGCTACTCCTGTAACATGTCCAAATTGATCAAATAATAAATCTTGTATAAATGTATTATTACTATTATTAACATCAGATATTCCTGGTATAGCCACATGATCTACGCCAGTATATGAAATACTAATAATTTCTGTTCCGCTTGTAGTAACTCCTATATTATGTCCACCATCTATAACTAAAGCAGGAGCTGTTAATCCGTTAAGAGAGCTTATCCCACTACCTACACTAAATCCTAAAAGACCACTCCAAGGAGTAAGACCATCTCCTACCTTCAAAAGATTAGAATCAATAGCGTAACCAGGCTCTCCACTAGCTAGTACAGGATTGACACTATTAAATTCACTTAATGTGCCTTTTCTAAATTGTATTAAATTATTCCTAGACATTTATAGGTCCTTATGGAGAACCACCGTCTATTTTAGAGCTTCTGATATAAAAATTAGTAAATATAAAGCTATTAATTCCGGAATTACCCGGATCAACTGAAGCGCCTGAAATAAATGGTGAGTTTATGTACGAGCTGTATAATTTATTTTGTGATGGATTATAATATAGGTTTAATCCTGATTCTGCAAATAATGAACTGCCTGATCCTGGTGGACTAACCAAAACAATATTATAGTCTGTACTGGCATCAGTATGTATTACATCTACAGCTGTAGATACGTTTGATCTACCTAATAATGCACCGCTAAAGCTAGGCGCAACAAGAACATTACCGCTAGAATTAAAATATAGCGTAGTGTCAGATAATATTGGATTGCAGCCTGTTGTAGTGATATTACTTAAGAGTAAAGCGTTTTGGACCCCAGTATGATCTACGCTATTAACAAAAACATTTGTGGCACACTCTGCTGTACCAGCCAAAGCTCCAGATACTGTAGTAGCACTAATAGTATCAGCAAAAAGATTAGGAGCATATAATCCAAAATCTGCTTCCCATCTATCTCTATGTTCTTGCCATAAGAAATTAGCAAACCCTGTAGGTACAACACCAGACCTAACAATCCTAATACCACCACTAGGTACTGCGTCTACAATATTCAGTGTTATTAAATTATCGCCAATGTTGACCGTAGTACTATTAAATACTGTACTGGAACCCTGTATAGCTAAATCTCCAACTACAGTTAAATCACCACCAATCAATACATCTCCAGAACTATTGGCAGTAACTACACCCGTAGCATTGATAGCTAATTGATCAGACACTGTGTTATATGCTAATTCTATGTTGTTTCCACCAATTAAATCAGCCTCAAACTGACTGTCAACAATACCACTAACGGTAGATGTAAAGTCTGAGATGTCAGAAGCAATAAGTCCAGACACATCAAAAGTAATAGTGTCAGTACCAGAAACACCCACCAAATTTATTCGGTTACCTCCAATTAAATTTAACGTAGCCTCTCCGCTAGCCATAAGGATTTCTGAGCCACTGACATTAATGAATTTAAATACATCATTAACAGTACCCCCACCAGTACCAGCTTGTAGACCTGTTTGAGGAATTACACAAGAGTCTGAGTTCCACAATCCACTAAAATTAACTTCGTCTTTACCTACAACAATTCTACATTGATCTGTAATAAATCCTAGCTCACCATTAGCTAAGGTGGGATTGGTAGATAACCATTGGGCTAATGTTCCTCTTCTAACTTGTATTAATGTATCTCTTGGCATAATTGCCTCCCGTTATGGTGTGCCACAGTCAAATTCTCTACCATGTTCTATAAAGTCTTCCAATCCGTCAACCCTACTATAGTGAATATTTCCAACAAAATCACTTGTAGAAGATGTTTGTACTGTAAGATCAAAGGTTTGAAAAATTTCAATATCTATAAGATTAGTGGTTGAAGCAGTATTGGTGGCTTCAATATCTATAATGTTTTTAGTATATTCAAAATCACTATTATAATTATTATTAGTAATAGCCAATGTTTTGGTATCTGTCTCTACATCTTCCAGCACTGTCTCTATCGTGTCCAAAAAAGATGTTTCTATAGCAATAAATTTGGAGTCTTCTTGTTGAACATCTACTGTAAAACTCATGATGTACAAGCCAATAGGTCGTCTGATTTACTATATCTTTTATCAATAGTGATATTTCCGTATAGTATTCGGAAAGTTTCTTTACCACCACCTGAATACAAGTCACTACCCTTATCTTGTAGCTCTAAATCATATTTAGCACTACTAAAGCTGTAGCCATTAGTGGTAGATGCTGGTAATAAAAAGGTAATTTTACCATCTGTACTAGGACTTTCTATAAATAGTTTATATGTAGAAAAGTCTGAGTTCTCAGTAGTAAAAGTTTGCGTAACATTCGTATTGGTTTTCCAAACAATTCTAGCGCAATAATTAGCTAAATCGATAGCTGTTCCGTTAGAATCCTTATAAACAAGGGACAACCTAAAGGAAGACCCCTGCTCTATTCTGAAATCATATTGACTAGCGGCCATGCTTTACCTCTTAACAATTGGAGTATACTTAAAGATACACCTTGCACATAAAAAAAGGGCTGGTTTTTACGCCAGCCCCCTGATTAAACCAAATAATGATTAAGGCTTACAGAGATCCAAGGATAACCCTGCGATTGTCAAGACAAGCAAAGCCTTGCTCAGCCCAACCATAGAATCCAGCTCTCTTCTGACGATGAAGGGTATCGTCTTCGTAGATCTGAACTCCTTCACGAACTGGCATGATGAAACTATCTCTCTTGCGTAGATCAAGACCTACAACAAGCTCGCTATCTCCACTAAGTGTACCATCAAGTACATTTTCGAAGAATAGCTGATATTCTTGGCCTTCACCAAGCTCATCAAGATCATGAAGATTAACACCGAAGACACGGTTTACAGCACCACCACCATCATCAGCAACATAGATCTCACGACGAGTAACCTCATCGACCTGATCAATACCCCAGTTGCGAAGATCTTCCATAGCCTCAGGAGAAACATAAAGGTCAGTTAGTTGACCTCTGTTGTTACTAGAGCTGTTACCGCCACCGTTACGACGCATAACGGTCTTCATAAGGCTGACAAGACGCTTGGTGAATTGACCACTAGCAGCATCGCTGTCAAAGACAACAATGTTACGGTCAACACCAGCAGCAAGAAGAGTGTGCCAGCCATCATCATTCATCTTTTTGACGAATGAAGCTTCAAGAACTTCCATAGCACGGCCAACAACATCCCAACGAGCATCACGAGCATACTTCAAAAGATAGTCGATGCTAGAACCAATGTCATAAGTTGGAACCATGACATAGTCACCTTCGACATGACGTTCTGGAATATATCCATGATTAGGAATGGTGTAAGCAACGAAATCTTTTTCGGTGCCTGGAGCAAGGAAATCCAGTGGAAATTCTGGAGTAGCACCAGGAGCTAATTGAATTGGCTCAAAGATGCCATCAAGAATGTTTCCGCTAAGAACACCTTGACGAAGAGGCTGCTCAAGAGCTTTTGCAAATTCTGCATTTGCAGCAAGAGAAGTCTCTTTTTGTTGTGATCCGGATCTGACCAAAAGATCGGTCAACTCTGGAGTCGGTTGAAAAGTTTTATTACTCATATCTGACATAGTTGTTTCTCCCTTTTTTAAACTCAAGTGATGTTGATGGATACTTTGGCATATAATTCGCTGTCTTGGGCACTGAGCCACTGACCAACCTTAGGTGCTCCTGCAGCTTGTACTGCACTGAGGTTACCATTAGAGGCGAGATAAGCATCTGCACCTGCTGATGGATTAGCAACACCCGTTTGAATGGAATTGGTAGTTACCTGACCAACCCTAAGAAGCGCAACCTTACTGCCTACCTGTACTTCGTCCTGATGATAATTAATATGCTGTCGAGTAAGGTCGTGATTGACAACATCATTAAGCAAAAGGCCGATTGGCTTAGCACCACTAGGACTAGTAACATAGTTTACAACTGCGTTACCGTCGTCCATAGCTACACCCGAGCCACCTGAGACAATTGATACTACTCCACCTCTAGTCTGAGTATTATTCATGAAAAAAGAGATGTCTGTTTGAGTTTCGATACGATCTGGTTTAAGAGCCATGTTTTATTCTCCCTTAAAAATTACTTGGTTTGAAGTCTAGACTTAACAAAATCAACTAAAGCTGCACGAGTCGTTTCAACTGCGGAAACTTCTTCTTCACCTGCAACGGAAAGACTTACTTCTTCGTCAGTCTCAACGTTTTCAAGATCAGAAGCTTCTGCAACTGCCTCGTCTGCCTCTTCTTCTGCTGCCTCAGTATCTTCTGTTTCTTCAGCAACAATTTCTTCAGAAGCCTTTGGCTTCTTCTTCATGACTGCCTCTTCATCTTCTTCTTTATCTTTCTTCTTATCCAAAGCTTCTTTAAGAGCTGGTGGCATTGCTGCCTTCATCTTCTTAGCTGCTTCGGTAATAGTGAAAGTAATAGAATCAAAAGATTCATCATCAAGATTCTCAAATTTAGCTACTGCAGCTTCTGCTGCTTCATCATCTAAACCGGCTTCTACAAGAGATGCCCGTCTTTTTAATGCTTTTTCTTTCTTGGCCATCTCTTCTTCTTTTTCTTTCATAGCGGCCAATACTTCATTAGCTGCATCAAGCTCTTGTCTCAAGGAAGATTTTTCTTCCTCTAGAGCTTTCACCAGCTCATCTTTCTCTGCAATTGAAGCTTCAAGTGCAGTGAACTTATCTGTTTGTTCGGTCAAAGCTTTAGCAGATTCTTCTGCCTTGGTTTCCAACTCAGAAACCTTGGTTTCAAGATCTGTAGCTTTACTATATGTTGATGCGAATGCTTCAGACGTTAGAAGCGATTCTAGTTTTTTATTCATCTTTTCGACGGTATCTTCTAGATTCATAATTTTTTTCTCCGGCTTAGAAAACGGCTTATTGTCTATTACACCCTTTTTTTCAAAATCAGTGTTTTTCTCTTGTAAAAATTTGTCTAACATTGTACGACTAAAAATTATACTATCATTATTGGCAGGCTTGTCAACAAAGCCTTTACCGCTAAATGTAATATTTCTTAATACTCTACCAATGGCATAGCCTTCATGTTGGCCTGTACCACCATAGGCCCTTAGGTGTTTTGTTAAATAGGCAGTATCTTCTTTTCTAGCTAATACCTTAAATTCCCCAGTGGACTCATTCTTTAAGCCATAGTCAAAATTCTTAAAATAACACTCCATACTAACGTATTTACTACCTTCTTCAATTTCATTAATTAAATTTTCTGCCCTAGCTTTAAGCTCAGGATCACTATAAGCCCTATATATTACAGAGCCTGTGAGAATATGATATTTTTCAGGAAGTTCGTCTTCTGATGTGTCTACAGGAATAACCTGACCATTATCATCAATAGGATAGTTAGAAGTAATATGTCCAACAACAACACTTTCATCATGCTCTAAATTCGTTGGCTTATCTTCAGGTGTACTTTTGGCTTTCCAAACTTCTCCTCTGTCAAAGACATCATCGTTTTTGTTCCAAGTGCTACTAACTAAAATAGACTGAACATAGTATAAATCCTTATCCTCAATAGCTGCCACGCTTTTAACCTTATCAAAAGCAAAAGCCTTGCTATCTTCACAAGGCTCAGCGACAGAAGCGTATGTAATACACGCTTGACTTGCCACCAATGCGTCTATACCATCAGCTATCTCTTGTTTGTATATTTTCATAATTTTACCTTATGTTTTGTGTAAAATTGTATACACCATGGAATAAAAAGATGCTTTAGCTTGTTTTTGGTCATCTAAAGACATGGTGTTTGGAAGATTCTGTTGAACAGATTTTTGCCAATCTATGTAATGCCCCATTAGTTCTAAATTAGCTTGAGTATTAATGGTATTAAATACCAGCTCAACCGCATCTTTATCTATGATAGAGTATGGCTTAATATTAAATAGTATCTTAGACTTGACCTCTTCTAGCTCACTGGCTTCAATATGAGATAGGCTTCTTAAATTTTTCTTACCATAAAAATCAAGCATAATAGGATTAACAATTTCAGATATCGTTTCTTGAGCATTAATTGCCCAAATAGATAAACTAGCCCCTGTTTGTGGAGCAAATTCTTTTTCTTTTCGTTTTTCTGTATCCTTTGAATTCATAGGTCTTCCCTCTCCGGGTTCTCCGGGTGTCTTTTCTCTAACCACAGGCTTCTTAGGTTTTTCAAACTTATCCTTAAGCTCAAGTAAGTTTTGCTGATCGGAATCTTTATTATTTAATTCTACCCCAACCTCACTAGGAGTTAACATACCTAGCTGAACACCCAATTTCTTAATAGCGCTTTCAAAATTAGCATCATGGTAAGGACTAACTTTAGGAGGAGTAGTTTTTCTTTTGTGGTCTTTGTGTTCTTGATTAACTCTAAGCTTTTCCATTTCTGGGTCAAGACCAAATCTGGCTCTAACCATCTCATCACTCACAATGTTTCTGTCAGCCAATTGTATCAGTAAAGATTTCTCAGCTTCTTCATTACTAAGATCCATTCTATCAAATTCTATTCTGGCTGGATATTTAAATCCCATTGCTTTCTGAACTAACTCTATTTCATGTTGCCAAAACCTAATCAATACATCTCTTCCGTATTGTAGTCTTTGAGTTAATGTCTTAAGGCTTATAAAATTATTTGTAGTTCCAGCAGCACCATATGTACCAGTAAGTGTTGGGGGAATCCCTAATCCAGCATATACAGCATTTAAATGGGGAGTATATTTACCTTCTCCTAAAAATTGATGTACATTAGTTTTAGATTCTAATAATTCAATATCAGGACCCCAAACCAAATCCATTGTACCGCCGCCGACATTATTACCTAAAATTTGTGCCAGCTTAGATGTAGCAGCTTTGGTTGGAGCAATCTTATGTTCTAGATTACCTAATTTAAAAATTCTAATATTGGAAATAGCACCATCTAATGCAGACATATCAGCAAGCTTTAATTTTTCAATAACCGTGATGTCATCCATGATCGCATAAATCATAGGATAAGCCCACGTTTGCCAATCGTCTTTCTTATAATGATAAACCATAGTCCTCGAAGGGTCTAATGGATATTTTCTTTTAGATTTAGCTGCTTCAATAATTTGATCAGGAAGTTGTGCGATAATTCTTTTTTCGGCATCATTCTTAGGTGCATTAATTAGCTTTCTTAGATTTCCTGGTAAAATTAATTCGTACATCTTGTTCTGAACAAAAGATGACAGAGGCCCAGCAGCCACATCAACATATAATGGATTTAAAAAAGTATACTTCCAGGGAATGACTCTCTTTTCAACTTTTTCTTCTGGGCCAATGTCAAAATCAGCTTTAGCTAAAGCTTTAAACATTTTTTCTGCTGCTTTTGTACTCAGCTTACCTGTCTGTCGATCAACAATAACATTGCCAGTTTTATATAGATTGTTTACAAATCTCTCGCTACGATCTTTACCTTCGCATTTTTCAAACCATCTTTTATAAAATCTTTCTACTCTTTTATTTCTATGTACAATTCTAATTCCTTGAGTAGCAAAATCTCCCATAAGATCGACAACATTTTTAACCAAACCCACACGCTGATATATGTCATCAGCTCGATGCATTACATTCTTTACTTGTCTAGGAATGGCCTCATCTGGTCTAAAATAATCGTAATCTCCACGAGTAAGACCTGGCCTACTAGATGTATTAGTGTCTAAGTTAGAAAAATTAGTTCGATATCTAGAATGCCCAGTAGCTTTATTGATTAAAGTATACTCGTCTAAAGCTCCAGCAGAAGCCTTCTGAGCCTCTATCTTACTCTGTGCATTGTCGTCCCAAAAAACATAAGCTTCTTCGGGAGGTGTCGGATCAGCATTCTGTATAGCGTCGCTTTTAGGATATTTTTTTGGCATATTATATTATAATTCTATTGTAATGGGATTACAAGTTTCATACACCTAATCCCTGTAAATGCCAGTATAAATATCGTCATTGGCAGAATCCGTAAACCATTCAGGCCCCTTATACATATCTCCACCATCTTTACCTCTATGATTTCTAGCATTTCCGCCTATAACATCATACTCAGGAGGGGCTAAAACATTAGTCATTTGTCTGGCGAGCATATTAGCGATAACCAAAGAGCTGTACCTATCTTTTCTTAATCTTCCCTTTTTGCCCCCATGCAATTTAACCTCTGGAGTATCCCATCTATCCCTAGCACCAGCGCTAGTGCTTGTCTGTGTCATGACAATGGTTGTTAGCTCATCTTTCAGTTCTTCTATTTCTAATATACATTCACTTAAATTATCATATATAGGATTAAGATCATCAGTTAATATATCTTTATTTTCTTTTTCCATAGCCAAGCCTAAAGAAAAGTTGTCAAATCTAGGAAATAACAAACGCTTGTCTTCCATATCTTTTCGTAAGCCATGATTAGCCTGTGCTGTCCAATTAGCATTAGCAAACTGCACCATTTCTAAAATATGTAAGCCCTGTTGACTATCAGTATCTTTGTTCTTGCCATCATAATCTATAAGTGGCCATATTAAATTTTCTCCATCTTGCAAACGGCTTGGATCATGCAAAGCTTCTTCAATAGCAATACCTCCACCCTGAGCATCTATACCTATTCTTTCTGCTGGAAACACCTTCATTAAGTCTCTTATTTTCCTTGCGCAGAAACCATAAAAATCATGCTCATTAATTAAGCCTGTCTTTTGTCTATCTTTAAAGTTAGTCCTATTTGTAGTCCACACATACACAACTCTATTATGGTTTGGTCTTAGTTCAATAACAACAATACAAAAATTATCTTTTTCACTAGCGGGATCAATACCATATACATATTTAGATCCAGGATTTCCTTTGGTTACAGGATCAAACAATATAGGCTGTTGTTCTTCGTCTAATACAACCTTATTATCATCCACAACACAACTTTCCACAAGAGATCTTTTAAAGAATCCCTCACTATCTTCTACAAATACAGCAGCATATTCCATTTGATATGTACCTGTATGAATAGTGGCTTTTGCTCTACTAATCTGTTTATCATCCATAAATCCCTTCGGAATAAGTTCGTAAGGTATACGAATAACACTATAGTCTTTCCAATTAAAATTTTCTGGTATCTCATCACCAAACAAGTCTTTCAGTTTATGTGTATCTCCTTTACTGTCCACAATACCTTTGTATCGTTTCCAATATTGTGCAAAGTGTTTAAAAGCATAATCAGCAGTTCCACTGATAATAGCTTGATTCCCCATTTTTTTAGTGAGTACTTCCAATTCTTCGCTCCAAACACCAAGGTCTTTCATGGCTTGTTTTTTTGCTTCTTCTTTTACATTTTCAATAGGACTTGCGCTAACAGCAGCAAAACCAGCAACAACAGTTTCATATATTTCTGGAGATATTGAAGCAAATTCATCAGCAATAATGATATGAGCTCTTAAACCTCTGATTTTAGAACCATCACCCATAGGAATGGCAATAGTCCAGCTGTCGCCTAATCGGAGTGTACATCTATCCACATCTCTTCTGGGTCCGTCGTCATTACCACTAAAAATACTTCTTAAGACAGGACTATTGCGCCATATCGTTTCCATATATTCAAAAAGAATCTTACTCTGTCTAAAGGCAGCTCCAACAACAACAATTTTGGTTCCAGGCACAAAGGTGCATTTTAATATACAATAAAGACTCATAAGAAAAGACTTTCCAAAACCACGACTTGCTATAAACATTGGGAATGGTCGTACCCAGAACTCTTGCAATATAGCTACCTGGATCGGATGTAACTCTATACCAAACAGAAGTTTGCAGGTAGTAGCAAGATACTTTGGATTTTTCAGTATCTTTAATAAATGATAGTCCGGATGCTCTATGTCATATTTAGAT